TAGCTATCTTTCTTATATAGTTTCTCTAGAAAGATTCGAGCATCAGTTACAGTAGATAGATATCCCATATCTTTAGTCACAATAGATTCATTAGATTCTCGATCTTTGTCAGTAAGATAACGGTTATAGATACGAATTATTTCTTTATCAAATATTTCAGACATTGTAATTACTTTATCCATATCAAGTATTAAAATCGTGTCGCTGGCAGCATGAATCCAAGGAACAACTTTGATCGCACCCATTCCGTTATTTCTTACCATCATACTTTCAAACATTACAGGAGTATCTAAAAGTAAAAGAGTTCTATCTTCTTCTTCACAGGAAGTTACGGTTGAAATTATTTCTTCTCCAGAAACTAATTTGATGACTGCTAAAAAATCTTGTGGTTCTTCTTTCTTTTTATTTTTCATTTCTCTCCTAGATCAATTTGTACTATTTCGTAATTAAATTTTTCCTCGTTGTAAATTTTAATTCTTTCAATCAAATGATTCAACGTATAATTTCTTCTTGATAAATGCGTGATATCATCAGCAATATCATAAAGAACAGCCTGTGTTTTGCTATCTCCTTTTCTTAGTACCCGTCCAATCGATTGAAGATTTCGTATTCTTGACTTAGAGGGAGAAGCAAAAATGACGTTATGAAGATTTTTAATGTTAATTCCTGTGGAGAAAGTTCCATAAGATGCGACTATGATTGCGTTTCTTTCGGTTTCTGTGATTTCTCTGACTTGTTCTCTTTCTTCAGCATCCACTCCACCGTGTACATAAAATAACTTGCGGTCATTTTTTATGGAATTATTTATGAGTTCGTAAAGTGGTTGACCGTGTGCTTCCACTCGGCTGAATAAGACAAGAGTGTTGCCTTTTAAGTCTATCACTAGATTTTTAATAAAATTATTTCTTTTCTGATGTGTTATTATGTGTTGTAGTTCTTCTTCATATAATTCAAACTTCCTTGGTTTATGTTTAAGAATTAATATGTGTATCTGTAGTTTAGATAAGTGACCCTTATCAATCAACTCTTTTGTTTGTGTAACTTTATAAGAAGGCCCAAACAAACCCTCTAAGACCCACTTATGCGTCTGTGTGCCATCTAAAGTTCCAGTAAAACCAAATCTATACTTGGCAGCATCCATCTTTGTCATAATGCTTATGAGTGACTTAGACTTAAAAAGATGTGCCTCATCACCGATTACTACTTCAAAATCTTTGAAGAAGGGTCTTTTGAGTTTGTATATTGATTGCCAAGTTGTAATTGTAACAGGATTTTCATTTGTCTTTTCTCTGCCAGCATATATTCGATGACAATAATTCTGAACATCCCATCCATAATCTTTGAAATCTTTATACATCTGTTCAACCAAAGATGTGGTTGGAACAACTAAAAGTATCTTTTTATTTTTTTCTGCATAGTATCTGACGACAGAATAGATCATTAATGATTTACCTGATGCTGTGGGTGAGATTAAAAGTTTACGATTGTAACGAAGAGCATCATAAACTGCATCTATCTGATATTTTCTTGGTTTATATTTTGATATACGAGTCATATATTCCTTGACTCCTTCACGGGATATTATTTCATTCTCTTCAAAAGGTGCACCGTAGAACTGATTATTTTCAAACTCTAAACTATATTCTGACTTCTTTGCCCAAGAAACTATCTTATCAACAAGACCACCGTATATCTCACCTGTGGCTGGTGAATACAAACGTATTTTACCATCCCAATATTTACTACGATATTGTGGCATAAACTTTGCACCAGGCACATCAAATGTAAAAAGATCTGATAACTCCTGATTAATATGTGGTTCTGCTTTTACAGTCACATATACTTCATTCTTTTTCTTGATAATAATATCAGTCACTGTATCCTCGAATAAACTTCTGCCACTCAATAGCATTCTTTATTTGAAAAGTTCTGTTGTTTATATTCTTAAGAATACTATCCAGATAATTTAACATCACCTGATAGTAATCCATTTTAGTTTGAATTTTAATTAGGTCATCATCAGAGCTTAGATATAAATCCATATCCTGTCTCATAACCTTGTGATCAAAAGGTTTATCTATATAAATCTCTGGATCTGCTTTGCCAGTATAATATCTCCACTTCTCTCTTTTTAACTGTTTTAACTTATTCTCCTCTATTTTTTTGAGAAGATTTAAGTTATTATAAATTTTATAATATTTGGCATGTAAGGATGGAATCTTTGTGGACTCAACGTGTAATTCATCTTGGTCTATTTTTGAATTTCATCAAGATTCATAAATCAAATCATAACTTCTATATTGTATATAGAATACTTAAAAGTAGCTGTGGCCACAACATAATTGATATCTCCTGCGGTTGCATCAAACTCAATAGTTGAGAGTGAAACTGGAAATACATCCTTGAAATGAACCTTTGATATCTCATTAAAATTGCTGTTATATATGATAAGAGTTGCATCTGAATATTCATTCAATGCACTTTTTGCACCAACTTCAGGTGTGTACTCATCACCTCTTTTTAAGTCAATAAATTGTTGAATACTTTCTGGAAATCCTAATCCCTTCAACCAATTATGAACTTCCATATAATTAACTAAATTTTCATCTACAAAAAATGTAAGATTGAAATCTTCATAAGTTAATTTATCACCAGCAACAGGAATATTTTTTAGATAAGTAGGTTGCTCTGCAAATCCAAGATTGATACCTGGTATATTTGCTGAGTTAGAAAAAAAATCTGCTTTTGGTGCTTTTGTGATTACAAATTTAAAACCAACTGGAGAAAGATAATTTCTATTATCCAGTTGATTATTCCACGGTTCGTTTCTCATTTTTTCTTCTTAACGCAGTTTGGATATCTTTTTCCGAACATTGTTTTCATTCCTTTTTTCTCATAACCTGGCCAACACTTCTCTTGAAACTGTTGAAATGATTTTTCTTCATTTGCTTCTCTTCTTTTTTTGCCAAGTTTTTCCATTTCATTGCTAAGTCTGCCCATATTATATCTTGCGTGACCAGATGCTTCACCTTCATTTCTAGCAAAATCCATTGCTTTAGCAGTTGTTTTTTTCATCAATTTCATTTTTCTTTCCATTCTATCACCAAGATTTCTCTTTTCATTGAAATCCAACTTAACTTCTTCATACTTATTTCTACCTGATGGTGATGGTTGTGTGCTATCAAAATGAGGATTGTTCTTAGCAGCATCAGATTGTGATGCTCTTTGCTTTTCTAATTTTTTTGCTTTCTTATCAAGATATGCTTTCATCGCACCACCTGGTTTTCCAGATCCTTTATATAAACCATAAGATGATCCTTCTTGAGTAAACTTCATACCCTTAGTTGCTTTATCTTTAAGTGCCTGACGTTTCTTAGGATCCATATTTTTTTCATAATCTGCCAATTTTTTAGCATAATCAGGATTATCCATTTTCTTGATTTGCTTTAAATCTTTTTTGTCAGGGCCCATATATGCACCTTCTTTCATACCTTTGGTTTTTACACCACGTTTTTCTTTGTGTGCCTTGTGTCTTGCATCCATAGCTACAAGTCTTTCGGCAGGATCAGCAGCATTACCACCTTTACCTGTTGCTCTTACATTTCTGATAGATGCTTTACCATAGTTAGAACGACCACGTTCTTGACTTAACCTTTGATTGTCGCTATCCTTTTGTCTTTCATCTAAAATTTCTACTTCTTCTTTTCTGATTGCTCTTACTGCTAACTTAGTAGCAGCACGATTGATTCCTCTTGCTCTCTTGTATGCCTTATCTAACTTTTTATCTCTCTTCTTATCTTTTCCCGCCATACCTGCAATACCAGCATCAACTCCTGTCTTAACTGCGTCAGACGATGCTTTAGTGACGTAACTATGTAATGTTGTTGTATCTAATTCGTTTACAACTTCTTCTGATTTATTTCCCCAGTTTGCAGCACCAACCTTACGACACTTAACTAACGCACCTGATGCATACGCAGATGGCCATACAGAATATCTTGACTTGACCTTATGATAGCAAGCATCTTTAGATCCACTACCCTTACCTTTCTTATCCTTTGCTTCTGCTACGTTTTCTTCTTTATTCATCACATACGCTTTGTAAGTTGGACTTTTTTTCTCTACAGGTAAACCTGCTTTTCTTTTTGCTTTGTTACCAGCACCCCTATCGGAATCAGGAAAATCTCCGTCACCTTTTTTGCCAGGATATATGGAACCAGAAGCAGCTTTTTTGGATACTCCCTTTCCACCTAATCTTTCATCTAAGTAATCTTCCTTCATTTTTTTCTTGGGTTTGTCAGTTGAAACGTAAGTTGGTTTTGCAGCACCAGATTTTTGTTGTTGGCCTGGATCTGCTTTCTTTTTACGACGGGCAGCAGATAATCTTTCTGCTTTTGTCATACTTGCTCTCTTAGAAGATGAAACACATTTTGGTGTTCCCTCACCTGGTTCATCACTCGCACAAGTTCCACCTGTGACTACATTCACCCAACCACCTTTTCCGTCTTTAGATTTCGAACCTTTGAACCATTGACGAAGAGAACCCTCAGACATATCTTTAGGTTTCTTTCCCTTCTTCTTCATATTTATGGCAATTGCTGCTTGTTGTGCTGGATTTACTGCCTCTTTTTTCATTTCCTTACCATCAAGATAATCTGCAGCAGTATCTAAGTAATCAGACGCTTTAGTTATCTTAGATTGAACCCACGCTTTGAAATTATCTTTCTTACGTGAATGTTTTTCAATTCTTTTTGATGCCCTACCTGCAGTTTTTAATTGATTACGAATCATCTCTGGTTCGTGATCACTATGTTTCTCTTCATTCATCTTTTTAGTTTTCTTCTTCATTGAGTTAATATATTTACGGTAAACGGCCGCTTCAGAGGTTTTACCCATTTCTCTTGCCCTTTGTTCCATAGCAACAGCAGCTTGAATTTTATGAGCATGCGATCTTGAAGAATTACGTATCTTTGAGACAGATGCTTTAGCAGAAGCCACGTCCTTAAAGCCGAGTCCGTGAATAGTACCTTTAGGATTTTCATCAGTATATAAATCAGAATGTTTTTTAGAATTTGCAGGTTGCCCTTTTTTTCTAGGAATACGAGGGTTAGATTCCTCAGTCATTGCTTTTTCTAAATCATCTGCTTGTTTTGCGTGTGTTTTAGAGCCCTTTCTGAGTTTTCCAACTAACTTTTTAACAAATGGTTTATCATCTTTGTTGAGTTCTTCACTCATTCCCCCTCCGTTTCCACCACCATTACCACCGCCATTACCACCGTTGCCACCATTAGAATTACCGTTACCAGTTCCATTTCCGTTACCGTTTTTCTTTCCGTTCCCGTTTTCATCATCATCCTTTTCAAGGTATCCTCTTCTACCTACAAAATATCCACCAGGAATTTTTTTGCATTTTTTATCTGTAAAACAGTAGTAGTGTCCTTTAGGACATTTTTTGGAAGATCCCTCGTTTAAGAATGTATTCAGAGATTTCATAAGATGAGACAAAGATAGTCTAGTCTTAGATATTTATAGAATTAAAACACATAAAAAAAGAGACCCCCGAAGGAGTCTCTGATCCATCTCGAACCGAGATATTTATTACATGAGGTTCTGAACTGTAACTCTCTGGTAGTAACGGTTAGATGATGCCTTAATTCTACCAAGACCTTGATCTGTTCCTTCAGCAAATGGGTTTGCAACCATACCATATCTGGTCTTAAATCCAATTTTTGGCTGGAAGGTGTCCTGACCAACTGCACGAACCATCTGTAGTGGAACATATGGGCAGTAGAATAATCCTGCGTCGTATGGTGATGTACCTTTGTAACCAACAACATAGTACTGATTAGCAGCACTGTTTGCAGAATATGGGTCAATGTATACTCTGTACTTACCTTGAAGAACACCAGCAAATGTATTACCTGTGTCGTCAACTTGTAAGTTTGAGTTAAGTGCTGGAGTATAATCCAATACACCTGCCATTGTTAATGCAGAAGCAACATCAGCAGAACAAAGGATCATGTTACCCTTTCCTCTACGAGTTCTCTGTGCAATTCTGTTTGCATCTCTTTCGATCTGGAAGAGTAGTCCTTTGAACTTCTCAACTGACCATCTACCATTACTATCTACGTCTAGGTCAAATATACCTTGTGTAGCAGTGTTAACAGCAGCACCTTTCTCAGCAACCTTATAGATTGT